GTGGATGCGAAAGTGTTAAAGGGTTTGGCAGTTAGTAGGATAGATTCTACGGTTTTGCTCTTTGATAAAGCTATTAGAGGTGTAAAGGATATTTCATGTTGGTTTGTTAAGACTGCTGATCTTTCTGGTGACATATTCTCAGGTTTAGGCCTGTGTGAGTATGAGCAGAGAGTAGCAAGTGACGAGCCAGTATTTGGTGTTCAGTTGTGCCCTGGTGGTAAGTTCCCTCAAAAGGTGAACTATACAGATAGTGGAATAGATTATGAGATAGCTCCTGCATTGCAGTGTAAGGCGTTTACGAAGTCTGGGGATTGTGGAAATCCCTATGTTTCTATGTCGCCAAGGAGAGCTGGTAGATTTGTTCTAGGTGCGCATGTTGCTGGTAATGAGTATCAGAATAAGGCGTATGGGGTTATTATAACCCAAGAGATGATTAGAGATTTTAGAGATTTCTTTGGTGCATCTGGTGCGAATATGATTAAGACTCAGGCAAGGGAAGTGGTTGCAAGTGAAGAGAGAGTCACCAGTATTCCGCTACCAGCTAGAGCAAAGGTTATAGCGCACGTTTTTCCACCACAGATGATGGGTGGAAAGAGTGAGATAAAGGCTTCTCTTCTTCAATCTGATAACCCAGAGTCACAGTTTTTCCCTCAGACGCAACCTGCTAGGTTGGCACCTTATGTCAGAGATGGTATAGTGGTGTCCCCGTTGCAGTTAGCATATGATAGGATAGATAAGGCTCGGCTTGTTGATTTGAGTGAGTATGAAGAGAAGTTCCGTCGCTGTGTAAAGTCAGTGATGGATAGTATTCCGCATCCTGAAGGTTTGAGAGGTATATCTAGGGACGAGACTCTTAATGGTATTCCAACCTGGAGAGGATGTGGACCGATAACGATGAATTCTGGTGTAGGTTTTACCTTTGGAGATAGGTATTCTACTAGGAAGGAGTTGATAGTGGGCGAAGTGCCCAACCTTCGTGTCGTAGAGGAAGCATATGATGAGTTTTGGTGTGATTGGCGTAAAGCTGATACTCCGAAGCCCATTTATACTAACTTTATGAAGGATGAGAGAAGGCCTGCACAGTTTGATGCAGTGAACCAGGAGTGGATTATAAAGAAAACACGCTTGGTCTGTGGTGCTGACACGCACTACTATGCACAAGGAAAACAGGCATTGGCACCGCTAAGGGAAGCGTTGCTGAGAATGGGGGCTGAGAGTCCTATAGCTCTAGGAGTAGATCCTCATTCGAAAGATTGGGATCTTCTATTTCAGGAGTTATCGAACCATGGTCTATTTAAGAAGGCCTTGGGAGGTGATGGTGAAGCTTATGATACTTGTCACGCAGATCTGTTCGTGAGGATAGTATGTGAAGAGATAGGTGTCTGGAGTGGACGTTACTATGATATTGAC